CCTTTATACTTTGTATCAACAGGTTCTACTTCTACAGCCTATGCTACTTTATTAAATACTAAACTAGGTACTTCTGTTTCTTCAGTAATTACCTCAGTAGATGCAGGTTCCGGAGTATTAAACTTTACAGCAGCTGCAGCAGGTACAGCATTTAATGGGGTAACATTTGTAACAGGTTCATCTTCAACATTCTCAACAGGTTCAGATGGTACTTCACTTACAGTATTAGGTGGTGGTAGTAATACAACTAATGAAACTACAGTATTAGAATTAGAAGCTATTGATAAAGGTGTTATTTGGAATAATACAGGTTCAGTACTTTCTGGAAACGCTATGGAATCAGGTTCTTCTGATAATGTAAGATGGGAAGTAACTACAGCTAATACTTCTTCAGGTACCTTCTCTTTAATAATTAGAAGAGGTAATGATACTCAAAATAATAAAGTAGTATTAGAATCTTGGAATAATTTATCATTAGATCCAACCCAAGATAACTTTATTACTAAAGTAATTGGTGATGAAAAACATACCTATATTTCTGGAGATAATTACTTACAAATATCTGGTTCATACCCTAATGCTTCTAGATATGTAAGAGTTAAATCAGCAACGACTACTCCAAATTATTTAGATAATGCTGGAAATGCTAAAGACCAATATACAGGATCTATCCCAACAGTAGGATCAGGTTCTTATAATGGTTCATTTGCTGGTGGTGTAGGTAATATAATCCCTACAGGTAGAACTATGAATATGTATCAAAATATTGATGCTAATGATTCACAAGGTCTAGTAGGAAGTGATTATACTAATATGTTAAACTTACTATCTAACCAAGATAGTTACCAATTTAACTCCTTATTCCTTCCAGGTTTAACTAACTCATCACATACTTCTCAAATCACTACAGCTATTAATAATACTCAACAAAGAGGTGATAATATCTTAGTAGTAGACCCAGTAACATATGCATCTAGTATTACATCTGCTACTCAAGAAGCAGATGATAGAAATACTTCATATGCTGCTATGTATTGGCCATGGCTACAAGTGGCAGACCCAGACTTATCAAACACTACAAATGTTTGGGTACCAGCTTCGACTATGATTGCAGGAGTTTACGCATATAACGACAGTGTAAGCGAGCCATGGTTTGCCCCAGCAGGTATCAACAGAGGAGGTTTAACTAACGTAGTACGCGCTGAAAGACAATTAACATCAAATAACAGAGATACTTTATATGAGTCTAATGTTAACCCAATCGCTTCATTCCCAGCAACGGGTGTTGTAGTATATGGTCAGAAAACATTACAAAAACAAGCTTCAGCTTTAGATAGAGTAAATGTTAGAAGATTATTAATTGCTCTTAAAGGATATATTTCGCAAGTAGCTCAAAACTTAGTATTTGAACAAAATACAGCAGCTACAAGAAATAACTTCTTAGCAGCAGTTAACCCCTACTTAGAAAGTGTACAACAAAGACAAGGTTTATACGCATTCAAAGTAGTAATGGACGATTCAAACAACACTCCAGATGTGATTGATAGAAATCAGTTAGTAGGTGCTATTTACTTACAACCAACAAGAACAGCTGAGTTTATTTACCTAGACTTTAACGTATTACCAACGGGTGCAACATTCCCATCGTAAGAGTTAAAAAAGTTAATATTTATAATAGAATAAAATAATATAAAGCAAAATGGCAGTATTAGATCCTAACGAAATTTTCTTTACAGCGTTTGAACCAAAACAAGCTAATAGGTTCATCATGTATATGGATGGATTCCCAGCATACATTGTAAAAGGTGTAGGCGCTGTAAGTTTAACTCAAGGAACCGTAGCCCTAAACCATATTAACGTACAACGTTTTGTTAAGGGTAAAACAACTTGGAATACAATTCAGTTCACATTATTTGATCCAATCACACCTTCAGGTGCTCAAGCAGTAATGGAGTGGGTAAGATTACACCACGAATCAGTAACTGGTAGAGATGGTTACTCAGATTTCTACAAAAAAGACTTAACATTTAACGTATTAGGTCCTGTAGGTGATGTAGTTTCTGAATGGATTATCAAAGGTGCTTTAATTACTGAAACTAACTTTGGTGAATATGGTTGGGATACAGAAAATACTGCTATCAATTTAACGATGACAGTACAACCAGATTATTGTATCTTAAACTTCTAAAAAAAATAAATATTTTTAAAAGGAGCTTGGCTAACGTCAAGCTCTTTTTTATATTAAATACGTATACACGTATTAAAGTTATAACTAATAAAAATTATGAGTGAATTTAAATTTCCAACTGAGGTAGTAGAATTACCTTCTAAAGGATTAATCTATCCAAAGGATAACCCATTATCATCTGGAGAAGTAGAAATGAAATATATGACTGCTAAGGAAGAAGATATTCTTTCTAACCAAGCATATATTCAAAAAGGTATTGTATTAGATAAATTATTACAATCACTTATTGTAAGCAAAGATATTAATTATGATGATTTAATTGTAGGCGATAAAAATGCTCTTTTTATGGCAGCCCGCATTTTAGGTTATGGTAAAGATTATACTTTCGAATATAATGGTATGGAATATACTGTTGATTTATCTGAATTAAATCCACGTCCTTTTGACGAAGATTCAATTACCCAAGGTGTGAATGAATTCCATTTTACTCTTCCTTCTACAAACACCCCTATTACCTATAAAATGTTAACAGGTCATGATGAGAAAAAAATTGATCGTGAGTTAGCAGGTCTAAAAAGACTAGATAAAATGAGTTCCGCTGAATTATCTACTCGTATGAAATACATGATTACATCAGTTGGTGGAGATGAAGAAACTAAAACTATCCGTGAATTTGTTGATAATTATCTATTAGCTAAAGATTCTCGTGCTTTAAGAGAGCATATGAGAGAAACACAACCTGATGTAGATATGACATATGTTTTAGATAGTGGTGAGGAGGTCACGATCCCTATTGGGCTTAACTTTTTTTGGCCTGACGCTTGATATAGCTCCTGAATTTAGGTTAAATCTATTTACCCAAATCCACCAAATCATATTTCATGGTAAAGGTGGATATGATTGGGAAACTATCTATAATATGCCTATTTGGCTTCGTAAATTTACTTTTAAACAAATAAAAGATTTTTATGATGAAGAGAAAAAACAAATGGAAGAAGCTAAAAAAGGTGGTTCTCAAACTCTAGTAGGTACTGATGGGAAAGTAAAATCTCCTGAATTTTTAAAAAATGCTAAACCTAAAGCATCTTATAATACGAAGGCGTCGAAAAATTGACGCCTTCAATATTTATAATAAATAACCCTATATGGCTGACCAAGAAAATATTAATAATACTAGAAGACAAAATGAGCTATTAGATGCTCAATTTAGTACACTTGAAGCATTAAGTCGTCTTGCTCAACAAAGAGTAGTATTTGAAGGTGAAGTTTCTGATGAAATAGCGAACGAAAATGATTTTCTTCGCCAACAGTTAATTGTTAGGAATAATCTTAATAAAGGGGGTATAAGACAACTTACAACCCAAAAAGAACTTAATAAAGCAGCCAACCAAAATTTAGGTATTGCTCGTAGTATTCAAAACGTTACAGCTAGTGAACTTGGTTCTCAAAAATTAATTGAAAAAACCCAAAACAATCAGGTAAAAGTTCAGGGAAATATTAATTTTTTAAAAAAACAATCTTTAGAAATTGATAAACAACAAAAATCTTTACTTGAAAGATTTGATAAATTAAAAAGTTTAGAAAAAAAGGCTATAGAAGATGCTAATAAAGCTGAAGCACAAGGTGATAAAGAAAAAGCAAATAATTTAAAATCTCGTGCTGCTAATTTAGGATTAGAAGCTAAATCTTACCAAGCCCAAATTGAAAATAATAATGCTATTGTTGATAGTTTAGACCAACAAGTTAAGTTAGGTAATAAATTATTAAAAGAATTAGATATTGTAGAAAGAAGTAGTAAAGCTATCGCTAATGATGGGTTTCTATCTATATTTGATACTTTAAAGAAAATAGTCAACATAATCCCAGGTATGAGAGAATTACTTCCGGGATTTGATCAAGCAGCAGAATCATATCGAGAAGCTTTAGTCCTCCAAGAAAGTCTAGGAGCTAAAGGTATTGGGGGGGAAAAAGGAACAAAAATTGATGGTTTAGGAGTAGACCAAGCAGGTTCTTTAAATGATAAAATTAAAGCTTATAGAGAAGGAGATGCTGAAGGTACTAAAGGGATGACTCAAGATTTTATTAAAGACCTCCCTAAAGAAATTCAAGATACTTTAAAAGGCACTACAGGAACTTCTGCATTAGCTATATTATCAAATAAATTTAAAGATGGGGTAGCTACTTCTGTTTCTCCTTTAACAGCAGCCTTTACAGCACTTCAAAAATTTCTTAAAAACTTTATACTTTTACAGTTTT